TGACAAGGTCAAGGGGCTGGATCAGAGGCTCGATGAGAAGCAACGACTAGACAGGGCTGACGCGGGCGAGATCATCGCCCTGCCCGAAGACCTCGACTCAATCAATAGCTTCATCCGCAACGACCTCGCCCAGCTATGCAAGATCATCGGGATCACCATCGACGTGCCGCGCCCAGGTAACAAGGCGGTCGTCATCTCGCAGCTTGAGGCCGTCGAGGCTGAGATCACCAAACTCTCCGATCTTGACCCTGGAGCCAGCGATGCATCGCGGCAAACTCGGGATCTTGTCGATCACAGTCAAGGACAGAGCCCGCACGATGGTGCTGGAGGGTCTGAAGACTGAGGACAAACCGACAGCAGTCGGCTACTTCGTCCTGGACACGCTCCGGTCGCTGTTCCAGTCCGGCATCCTGGCCACGGACGAGATTCGCGTCACGGCGGCCCTGGTGACTGCCGATGAGCTGGAGGAGCTACGAAAGCACGTGCACGTGTTCGTGCCGCCGCAAGAGGTGGACCAACTCGGCCCCCTCTACAAACTAATCCTGGATGTCTCTCGTGGAACCGAAGAAGCCGACGAACAATCTTGAGAACTTCAACAATGCGCGAGAACTACTCCTCAAGATCCGTGCCCTCAAGGCTAAGGTCGAAGCTAACAAGATCCGATACTACCAGCCTCGCGGCCACCAGGGAGAATTCCACTCGGCGGACACGGCGGAGGTACGGGTCGTCTTCGGTGGCAACCGCTCCGGTAAGACGACATGTGGCGCGGTTGAGGCGATCTCTCATTCGCTCGGCTACCGCCCATGGCTCAAGAAGGGCCATCCTGACTATTATGTTCGTTTGGCTAACGGTGATCCTATTCCTGTGCCTAACGTCGGTCGCATCATCTGTGAGAACTTTGAGGTAAACGTTGTACAGACCATCCATCCGAAGCTCATGGAATGGCTTCCGGCTGGAGCACTTGCTAGTAAGCCTCAGTGCAATCAGCGTGGTGTTCCTGTTAGGTACGAGTTCAAGAATGGCTCAATCATCCACATTCTGTCCTATGACCAGGACGACCGCGCCTTTGAAGGTCCTAGTGGTCATTGGGCGTGGTTTGACGAACCGCCGCCGCAAAGAAAGTTCACGGGCATCAAGCGTGGTCTTGTGGACCACGAAGGCACCTGCTGGCTCACCATGACCCCGCTCGCGGAGCCCTGGATCAACGACGTGTTGGTCGGGCGCGCGAACGAGCAGGACGGCCGCATCCGCGTCTTCTACTTCTCCATCTGGGACAACTGCATCGAGAACGGCGGCGTGCTAACACGGCGTGCCATCGAATCTCTGCTGGAGTCCCTGCCGGACGACGAGCGCATCGCCCGCGAGCTGGGACTGCCGCTGCACCTTGCCGGCCTAGTGTTCCACGAGTGGCGCCCAAGTCCGCCCTTCTGGATCCCAGCCTTCGAGGTGCCGGACAATTGGCCCCGAGTCTGCGTGATCGACCCGCACCCCAGGAAGCCAATCGCGGTCCTGTGGGCGGCCTTGAGTCCAGACAACATCGTCTTCGTCTATCGCACGCTCTTCGACAACTCGCTCCGCACCGTCCACGACGTGGCCGAGCAGATCAAGATGCTGGAGGGGTGGGATCCCATTGATGGCAGCCGCGCTGAGTACGTGGCCATGCGGATCATCGACACTTCCGCCAACGAGCAAGAGCGCACCAGCGGCGAGACTGTGGCGGAGCAGTTTGCGGCCTACGGCATCACTTGTGTGGATGCCTACAAGCGCAACAAGGACGCCGGCATCAATGCCATCCGCGAGGCTCTTCGCGTACGATCCAACTGGCACCGGCCTGGCCTGGTGGTCATGGACTGCTGCACTGAGGTCAAGCAGAACTTCCAGAACTATGTCTGGGAGCGCTGGGCGACTAGTCGTCAGCAGGGCACCAAAGGCGACAAGCAGACCGCCGTCAAGGCGAACGACGATTTCATCGACTGTATTCGGTACGTATTTCAGATGCGGTTGACCTTCAATATGCTGCGCGCCTTGGAGTCCAAGATGCGCGACAAAGATTGGGAGCGCGCCCTCGACGGGATGCCGCTCGACATCAAACCAAACCGACCGCAGTGGGCGACGCCGAAGAAAGGCCGCAGCTGGGTCACCAAGGAGGCCCGTCGTGGCAGACGTAGTCCAGGTCAAGCCAAGCGCTCGCGTTAAGCTGCAGCGGAACACGGGCGTGGTGCTCTACGACCAGATCTTCGCTCCCGCAGCGGACACCTACACCTCGCACGTGGGTCAGGCCATCACGCTTGCGACGAACAGCTCGGCGACCATCAGCCAGGGCAACATCGCCGCTGTGCGCAACGCCATGCTCCAGCTTGACAACGCCGCTACCATCAAGGTGAACGGGCAGACATCCGGCAGTCCGATGGTCGGCACCAACTCGGTGTGGGTCGCGTTTTCAACGTCTCTGACGGCCATCAAGGTCGTCAATGCTAGTCTGACGAATCGCGTCACTGTTCACTACGTGCTCACCAACTAGGGGCGTCCATGGCGATCATCGAAACGACGGAAGCCTGGCGCAAAGAAGAGGGCCTCAAACTCTGCCAGCAGATCCGTGCAGACATCAGCAATCGCCGTGACTGGGACGCGCAGCGGGCCGAGTCTCGCGCGCTGTACAACGGCAACGTCACGCGCCCGGACATCCACTGGGAGGGTGCGACGGACATCCACCTGCCGGTGGTCTACGAGTCCATCGAGCGTCTCGTGCCCAAGATGGCGAACGCCTTCTGGAACGTCTGGCCGCACGTGATCGTGGATCGGGTGCCCCAGGAGTACGACCCCGAGGAGTCGCGCATCCAGGAGCACTTCATCAACTGGGCGGTGGAGTACGACATCGAAGGCTTCTACGGCACCACGCATTCCTGGTTCCGCAACAGCCTTATCGATGGCAACTCCGAGGTCAAGACGCAGTGGGTCACTACCTGGCGGAAGACCTGCGAAGTGCGGCGCCTCAAGTCGCTGAAGCGCGGCCAGCAGACGACCAACAATGGCAAGCCGCCCATGGAGCCCAAGACGGCCATGGAGCTGCTGGACGAGATCTTCGGGCGGGGTCAGTGGTTCCCGGCCGGCGAGGGCGAGGGCAACTCCTTCCTCCTCACCGCCATCGAGGAACGCCGCCCCATCGAGGGCATCAAGGTAGTCTTCACGAACAAGTCCCAGTTCATTGACGAGATCGAAGTCCTGGTGTACCGGCCCATCCTTGTAGAGGATCGGCCGCGCGTGGACGTGGTCGAGGCGGACAATCTGATCCTCCCGCACCGCACCCGCAACATCCAGACGGCCAAGCGCGTCACGCACCAGCACTTCATGTCCATCGAGGACATCAAGCACCAGACGCGCCCGGAGAGGTTCGACCCGTGGCTCATCTCCCCCGAGGACATGCAGACTCTGGAGATGCTCTCCCGGGGCAGCGAGGATCGCGCCCCTGACACCGAGAACGACAAGCTTGCCCGCCTCCGCGACGACGTAGAGGGCGTGCAGCCTAACGTCGCCCCGGTGGACACGGTCAGCATCCGCCTCTACGAGGTCTACAAGAAGTGCGACATTGACAATGATGGCTGGCAGGAGGAGATCGTCCTCCAGGTCAGCCCGGACCTGCAGAAGGTCCTGCACGTGACCTACTTGGACACGTTGCATCCGCATGGCCGACGCCCGTTTGCCGGCATCCGGTTCCAGACCGATCAGGATCGCTACTACGTACCAGGATTGGCGGCACATCTTGCGCCGTTGAACATCCAGGCGAACATCACCCTCAATCAGGTGAACGACCGCCAGACACTGGTCAGCAATCCAATTGGCTTCTACCGGCCCATGGCTTTGCCCGAGGATCCCGACGCATTGACGCGGCTTGCCCCGGGCGATATGATTCCGACGCCGGACCCGGCAGGAATCGTCTTCCCAAGCTGGGGCACCGCTCCGCTTGCGGATATGCAGATCATGGACGTGGCGTTGGCGTTTGCGGATCGCATCGGAGTTCCGCCGCAGTTCGGCGGCTCGAACCAGTCCACGAACGCGCCCCGGACCGCTCGGGGCACCCTGGCCCTCCTCAGCGAGGGCAACCTGAAGATCGACGTGTTGATCGGTCTCGCCCAGCGCGAGGGATTCCAGGACCTGATGCAGCAGC